CAGCTGAACAAACTATCAGCAACGACGGCCGAGGGATCCGGGTAGACTCCCCTGACATTAAACGATTTACAGTAGAGCTAGACACTAGCAACAAAGAATTAAAATTATTTATTGATGGAGAGATGCATGAGTTTACAACAAGCCCCGATGCGTTTGCGTTAGAAAGATTATTTTTTACTTTACTAACAACCATTAAACAAAAAATAAATTTTTGGAGAAAAAATTAATGAAAGTATATTCTTGGAAAGAATTAAATTTAGCTATTACAGATTTATTAAACTCTATTCCTAAAGATACTTCCTCTTCAGATCCTATATGGAGAAGTGTAGCAAGCAAGATTAGTGATATCTCATTAGCCAATGGAGCGTGGGGCTATAATTTGTTTTCTAAAGACATTGCAAATTGTATTATTCAAAAACATGTAGAGGATAAGTTTAAATGAAATTGTTGTTATTAGTTCCTTTTTTTCTATGGTTTGCTTTTCCAAGAACTATTACTATAATAATCTTTTTAACTTTAATAACACTGTCATGAAATATAAATCTTTTACTGATAAAAATAATCCGATGGTGAAGTGGGTAGCTTTTTTATTAAAAAAGTTTGATGTTGATGATTTAGTAGATGATATTATTATTGGAGATATTGCACCTAAAAATCCTAAAGAAGCAGAAGATAGATTACTACAATTTTTTAAAGCATTAGAAGAACGAACAGGTTACACACCCGACATGGCTATGAAAGATATTAGGAGGTTTTTACATTAATGAATTGGAAAGATAAACGAATCAATGCAATTAATCGATTGTCACGAATGAAGGGCTGGAATACTTCTCCTAACAATCCTTACTTTGAACAAGTGTTACGAATTTACGAATCTAAAGCAACCAACTTAAAGGAGTTTAAGCATGCCGAAGAAAAATACAAACGTTAGTGGATATTATTTTGACGGAAAGAAAAGTTATACTTTGTATGAGGATGAGCGAGGCAATTCTACTATGGAAGAACAAGCAGCTATCGTGCAACAAGGGTACCGGGACAATGCAGCATTTAAACAAAAACAAATAGATAAAGGAGATAAACGATGAATATTCAAAAACATAAATCAGTAGCCGTACGACTACATGATTATGAAACCTTGCAAGCTTTATGTGGTAAAGAACACAGAGGACCTGCACAATATATGGCTTTATTGATTAAAAAAGAAATAGAGCGACGATCTAAAATTAAAAATATGAAACCAGACTTATACAGAGAAAAGATCGTAAAGGAGCTGAAAAATGGTAAATAAAGAAGCTATTTGTACTACTTGTAACGGAAATCACTATGTATCTTTGTATGAACACAAGTTTCAAGAAAAGCCTACTGCAATAAAAGACTTGTATTCAAATGAAAAAAACTTTATAAATTGTCCTGAGTGCGTCGGTAACTCGAATCAAACCGACTCCTAACGATTTTCTTTTTACGCTTTGCGAATCATGATCGAAGATATTCAGCTATGGGAATATGTTTTTGCGTTAAGCGTACTTACCGTCTGGTATCTTTTTAAATAATTAACTAAGGAAGACTTGTGATGACAGAACTAGACAAGGCTATTCGTGTAATAGCATCTCGGACGACTCGAGAAGAATTTAAAAACATTAAATCCGTTATGTACGGATTATTCTGTGGAGCTAGTTTTGGATTTGATGAGAGTGGCCTAGCCTTTCGGGTTCACTTGGATCAACAATACAATAACGCAGATAAAGACAGACTTTACACGCGAGGACTACGTGTGGTGAAGTGATTTAGATGTGGGCAGGGTTTTCTCTCTTTTTAGTCATTGTAGAGCTACCATTCTCCCTGTCCACGTCTAAATTAAAAAGGACATGTTGGAGCTAGGAACAGAATTTGAAGATGAAACTTTTACACCTGAACAAAAACTTTGGAGAGCTGTTCTTCAACGTGCGTTCGAAGATGTTATTTATCCTGGTGTGGAACGTCCACTCATTATTCACAAATATAAAGCGCACTTGTGGTTCGTATCGCAGTCGAACGATTTTAATACTGTGTGTGCTTTGGCTGGTTTTGATTATGAGTATGTGTTCCATCATTATCAAGGAATGATCGATCGTGAGCAGGTTTACTTTACAGCCGAGCAGCTCCGATATATCAATTGGCGTAAAATCTATAACCAAAAAAGAAACATTACTTTCTAAATACCAAGTTCACGGATCGCTCACTCAAGTGTGTAATAAGTGTCATGTCGAGCAATCGATTGATTGTTTTCAATGGAGAATTCATCAAAGCAAATTACAAAAGCAATGTAATAAGTGTAGAAGAAAAGTAGATCAAGCGCATAAAACCAAAAATGTATTTCAATATATTTCGTATCTTGCAAAACGATTACATCATAAATACGGTAAAAAATTACGTAAAACTTGTTATTTGCAAAAAGAAGAGTTTGTTGAGTTGTTTATAGAACAGCATAAAGTATTTGGTATGAAGTGTCCTTATTCAGGCGTAACGATGACGTATGATTTAGGAGAGGGAAGAAAAGAAACCAATGTTTCTATTGATCGATTCAATTCCGATAAACCGTATGAAAAAGGCAATATTATTTTTTGCTGTGGTATGAGTAATACAATGAAGTTTAACTCAGCCTACCATCGTTTTATGGAATGGTGTGATCGTTTAGCAGCTCATAAAGATCAAATACCAGCTATTAAGGAGTACTTATGCAAACAAAAAAACAAATAAAAAAGAAAAAAACAGTAACGTGGATTCCTTGTGAATACGAAGCTAAAGGTAATCTTGTTTATACTTGGTTATTAGCGGCAGATGGTTCAGGGAAAATGAAACGAGTTAAAGGAGTTATATGATGGATGTAGATAAGATACAGGAGAAGATGAGAAAATTAAATAATTTAAAAAACATGGTGGTTACTACGACAGGAGAGATGAAAGAGATTTGGATGAACAAATGGTCTGAGATGATCGTTCATATTAGAGAAGAATTAGGATTGAAGAAAGACGGCTGATGGACGATGGCTGAGGAACCGGGGCTCAGTATCAGTCTACCCAATCGTAGATTTCGTAAGCCAACCCCAGCTCATTCACTAATAAAATTTAACCCCTTAAAGGAAAAATTATGAAACGTCTTAAGTTAACCACAACATTAAGATGCTTACAAGAGTTAATATAGGTATTTTTCCTAAAATGTCAAATTTCAGCTTTCTATATAGGTACTCTAGAGTAAATTACATACACACACAAAAAATACATAAAAGTACACTGAAACCAGGAAAAGTAACTATTATCCTTATATACCAACGTTTATTCTTTCAGTGTAGTACACTGAAAGTACACTGAATTTCAGCTTACTATGTATCTACCTCTACTGGTTAGGCGACCTTTTTTATGGTAGTTATATATTTTTAGTTTATAGTACCTATATAGATTTAGAAAATTAACTTATGACGAGTACAACAGCTTTAAAGAAACGATTGAAAGGAGCCGAGTATCTTACGCCTAAACAGCGTATGTTTGCAGAGTTCTATGTTTCTAGATATCCTAATGTGACCAAGAAGGAAGCTGCTAAACAAGCAGGTTATTCTGAAAAGATATGTGAGAAGACAGGTAGTTTACTAACGAATCCTGATAAGTACCCGTATGTAGTTGCCTATATAGAAAAACTTAGAGATTCTGCGTCTAAACAATACCGGGATCATCTCCGTCATTTAAAAAGATTAGATAGTTTATCACAGCTAGCTGAAGACAAAGGACAGATAGCAGCTGCAATTAATGCTGAATTTAGATTAGGACAATCTGTTGGATTGTATGTAGACAAGAAAGAAATAAAAGTACAGGACTTATCTGCTATGAGCAAGGAAGAATTAATTAAAACCATCAATGAATTAAAAGATGAAATACCAAATTCAAAAATCCTTGAAGTCGAAGCAGAAGACCAGGACGAAGACGAAATTTAATACTGAAAGGGACTTTTGGAATCTATTCCATAGAGTTCATAACAGTCATTTAAGTACAAATGTGGGAGTGGTAACTGTTAATGTTAAAAAGAAAAATTAGAATAGGTTATGAAGATATTCGACTTAATCTTGTTGATAATATTCCTGCAGATAATGGTGATCATGTTTTCGGTGAGTATGATTCTATTAAAAATACAATTGTTTTAGACAAACAACAAAATCCTAGAGCATTAGCAAATTGCCTATTGCATGAGGTTATTCATGCTGTTATTTATCAAAGTGGATTAAATTCAGAGGGAAATTGTTTATCTAACGAGAAAGATGAGGAGCTTGCGGTCAATGCCATTACTAATCAATTATCTCAAGTTATCCGAGACAATAAATGGTTCTTACCATACATACAAAAAAGTTTATTCAAGGACATAAAATCAATTGAAAAAAGCAGAGTCAAAGTTATATCAAGAAATAAAAAAACTGTTGCCAAACGCGCACTTTCAAAGA